CACACAAGCTATTACATACAAAGGCACAGACAAACCTGTACTTCACAAGTGCCAGTTCAGTTGGTACTGTGACGGACAAAAGGACGAGCCTTTATATGACAGCAAAGAATGGTGGAATGCACAAGAGTATGCATCCATTGTTCTGTCAGGCACAATCATGCTTGATGTTACCGAAGGTGCTACACATTACCATGCTACCTACGTAAGACCTGCATGGGCGAAGACAAAAACCAAAACCACAAGGATTGACCGACATATATTTTATCGTTGGGAAAAATAGTACTTGATTAATTATTTATATAGTATATCTTTAACACATAACACAACAACACAAGGAGAACTAACATGGCTTTAGATTTTACAAACAACGGATTAAATGTACCTGAGGGTTTAGATTTCACTACACGTACTGAGCCTACACGTATGGCAGGTAAGAAGTACGTCATCAACAATGATACCGATGAGGTTATTGGTATTGTTGGTAGTAAGTTTAACTCTGTTACACACACAGAGTTCTACGACAGAGTGTGGGAAACTATGGGTGATCAGCTAGGTGCAGAAGCAATGGAAGGTGTGCAAGTTAAGTGGAACACTGCACGTAACAATGCATTCGCTATGCTTGACGCTACCATGCCTAGCACTAAGGCACTGATCACAACTGACAAGCAACAGACAGAAATATCACAACGAGTGATAGCTCTGCATGGTGTGGATGGTCTGTGTTCTAACCAAGTATTCTTTGGTGCAATAGATTTCTTCTGCACAAACGGCATGATCAGAGGTGAGCATGACAAGGTGCGAAGAAAGAACACTACTAACTTCAACATGGCTACCTTTATTAGGGAGCTAGAGAATGCTAACAGTGACTTCTATTCACAGGCTGAACAGCTACAAACTTGGGCAAGGACACCTCTTGAGTACAACAGCGTGAGAGATATGCTTCACTCTCTCATGGGTTCTGAGAAGAAAGGTGACAAGATGCTTGGATTGTATGGACAAGAGATACAGACAAGAGGACACAATGCCTTTGCTTTGTACTCAGCGTTCACTAACTATGCATCATATGCAGATGAGAGAAATGGTTTCAAGCTACGTAACACAGGCAATGACACTAACTCCATCAGCATGTGGGGACGTGAGCAGGAAGTTACCAAGTGGGTGTCTTCTAAGCAGTTCAAAGAACTGGTTGCTGCTTAATGAATCTACCTCGCTACATGTACAAGAGGTACACACCCAAGGGGGATCGGACATTCAGGTTCAGTCCCCCTCGTCAACTTATTGACAATGGTGTTGTATGTCGCAGAGAACTTGGTAAAAATTTTAATGAAGCAAAAAAAGTTGCAGATGAATTAAACAAATTGATAGATGAATATCGTGAGGAGATGCTGACAGAGTCTGTGGTCACACGATCTACTACCCTGTCAGAATTATGTGACATATATCTTTTGTCTAATGATTTCAATGCTTTACGTGACTCAACTAAAGCTGATTACATATACTTTATTAAGATACTTTGCCTAGATTTGGGTGAAAAAAAGTGGCATACTATATCTAGTAGGTTGGCTAAGAGGACTTATGAACTCTGGGTCAGACGTGGTGTGTCACTTGCAAACCATGTGTGCAGTATTGCATCACGGATATACAACTATGCGACTGAGATGGAGTATGGAAATCACAATCCATTCTCTAACATAAGACGTAAATCTACCAAACCTAGACGTGTAGTGTGGGCAAAGGAACATGTCCGTCAATTTCTTGACTATGCCTATGCAAACTATGAGTACAGAAGCATTGGCTTGATCGTGCAGATGGCATACGAATGGTGTCAGAGAGTGGGTGACATGAGACTGCTCACTTGGAATGACCTTGACATGGACAAAGGTATGCTCACATTAGAGCAGTCCAAGCGTAGATCAAAGGTGTTTCTGCCTATCAGTGACAGCCTGTATGATATGTTGTACGAACAACAGGGTGACTTTGGCTTTCAACAGTACGTAGCTCCCAATGTAAGCCCCATACAGGGCGAGTACAAGCCCTATGGGTTGGAGAGTGTATCAAAGATTGCAAAGCGTGTCATGAAGCATTTAAACCTGCCTAATGAACTCCGACTTATGGATCTCAGACGGACAGGAGTTACAGAAATGATTGACAGTGGTGTCCCAATGGGGCAACTTATGTCAGTGACAGGTCACACAAATGTACAATCTGTCAAGCCGTACATGAAACATACTTACGAGAGTGCTAAGAATGCTCTCACCACAAGGAGTAAATACAATGCATAATATATATAACATTATAAGTGATATAGATATATTAAATAATGAAACAAAGAGAATGAATTGTCCTGAGTGTGGTGGGTATAAGACCTTTACTATATCAAACAACATGGGCAGACTGTTGTGGAATTGTTATAAGGTATCGTGCAGTATCAGTGGGTCGAAGCCTGTGCATCTGTCCATTGATGATATTAAGAGAACAATACACAAAGAGGAAAAGAAAGCAGAGCAGTTTGTTATGCCAGAGTTTATTGTACCAAACAGAAACAACAGTGAGCTTGCTAGGTTTGCCAGAAGGTACAACTTAAATGCAGATACATTTGAGATGTGGCATGACGTAAAGGATAATCGTGCTGTGTTTCCCATACAGCATGATGGTATTATAGTGGATGCAATAGGTAGGAGTTTAAAAAATAAATTACCTAAGTGGAAAAGATATGGGAATAGTGGCTTGCCTTATGTTCGTGGACATGGTAAGATCGCTGTAGTTGTAGAGGATTGTGTCAGTGCCGTAGTTGTAGGTAGTGGTGTGTATGTTGGGGTTGCTGTGTTAGGCACGTCACTATCAGACATACACAAGAGGTACTTGTCACAGTTCTCTGCAATAGTAGTTGCCCTAGATCCTGATGCCCTACCAAAAGGATTGCAGATATGTAAAGATTTATCGAGTGTAGTGGATACAGTACGAGTGATTAGATTAAAAGACGATCTTAAATACCAACACCCTAACGACATTGAAAAACTAACAGCAATAGGAGATGAATTAAATGGAACAAGCATTAATACGTAGTCTGATGACTAAAGACTTCTACGATGATCACAGAGGTATTCGTTGCCCTGACAAATTATTTAGTAAGGACATGCGAAAGATAAAAAACTCTGTTGATTATGCCATGAAGACATACAACAGGACAGTAACACCAGACGAGGTAGAGGTATTGTTTATGTCAAACAACCCTACCCTTACCACAGCACAGAAGGGTGCATATGGTGATCTGTTCTCACGTATCAAAAAAGAATCGCCACTTGGTAGTGACATAGCACAGGAAGTTCTGTCTAAGTTATTTCAACAAGTGGTAGGTGAAGAGGTAGCAAACCTTGGGTTTGATTATGTGAATGGTTCACAGACTAGTCTTGAGCCACTACGTAATCTGCTAGAGCAGTATGGAGATGACTTCATACCCTCTATGAATATAGAATGGGCTGACATATCTATTGAGAATCTTCTTGCAAGGAATGATATGGAAGCACGTTGGGCATTTAACATACCTAGCTTGACTCGCAAGATAGAGGGTGTAAACGAAGGACACCTGATAGAGGTTGGAGCTAGACCCAATACAGGTAAGACTTCTTTCCATGCATCTATGATTGCAGGAGAGCAGGGCTTTGCTAGGCAGGGTGCTAAGTGTGTTGTCTTATGTAACGAAGAGTCAGTGCATAGAGTGGGTATGCGATACCTGACTGCCAGTTCTAATATGAATCAATACGAGATCAAAGATAATCCCAAGCTTGCCCATGAGAAGTATGGTGTAGTCAAGGAGAATATAAAACTGTATGATTCCACAGGACGTGACATGTCTTGGGTTGAGAGCATTGCTAAATCTTTTAAGCCTGATGTCGTTGTATTAGATATGGGGGACAAGTTTGCCAAGACATCAGGATTTGCTAGGCAAGATGAAGCACTCAAAGCAAATGCAGTCCATGCAAGAATGATTGCCAAGCAATATGGTTGTGCTATATTCTATATGTCACAGCTATCTGCTGAAGCAGAGGGTAAGGTTATACTTAACCAAGCCATGATGGAAGGTAGTAGAACAGGTAAGGCAGCCGAAGCTGACCTTATGCTACTACTTGCCAAGAACCCTGACGTTGAAGGTGAAGAGGAACAATCTCCTCAAAGACACATCAACGTTGTAAAGAACAAACTATCTGGTTGGCACGGCAAGATTGTCTGCGAACTAGATTACAAGACAGCGAGGTACACAGCATGAATACATTTAA